AGACACTGAATTCGTGTAGTACAGCCTAGTCAGCACATCCCTGTAGTGCCTTTTCACGATCCTTGGATCGTTCAGCCCAAGAATGTGAGCCAGCTTGCTCCATCTTGGGCCTCTGTCCCTTCCCACAGCGCTGTGAGCCACTGCAAGCACAAGCCGCCTGTCTTCCTCATCCAGACCCATCACAAGCCTGTGTGCCCGATCCATGTCATCGATCTGTTCGCCAGTGGGCCGTAGCCTGACTTCCCCGATCTGGGTCCAACCATAGCCATGCCAATCCATTGGGTAGTCCGGCCAGCTAGCCACCTTCTGCTTGCGGATGGCGACAGGCAGCCGGCGCTCTGTCACTGCCATGCTTAGGAACAACTGGTGCAGCTCATCAATGCCCATGCTGTGTGGCCTCAATGTGTTGTTCTGCGGATATGATCCAATCCAAGAGCTGCGCCGAATCCATCTTGGAAACAGCCTTGAGTGTGTCGGTGTACCTGTCGGCTGACATCGTTGTCCTGATCCGGCGCAGGGCACGATCCTTGCGAAACATCAGTGGATCAGACTTGGCTTTCTGCACAGCCCGGAAGTAGTTGGCATTGGTGTGCTTGCCTATGCCAGCCAACATCTCGCGTATTTCGCTTGACCTGTCTTGCGTGTTTGCGCTAGACCCATCGTTATAATCCACCGAAGGTGGTGGAAGAGTGCCTTGGCTAGATGGTATATCAATAGGTGTTATTTGACATGTCTGCTGCCAAGTCTCGCATGACATGTCTAGGGGCGCCGGCTTAAAATTCTTGAAGCTCATCAGCCTTTTCCTTTCGCAACATTTCCATGCCAGTTTCCAGACAGCGCTGCGCCAGCATCAGCATCTGTGCGGCGTCCAAGGGTTTGACTGAAACCGCCCCGTCCCTGCTCACCACGATCCCGTCGTTGCGCGGTATCACCAGCATCTCTGTGTCTATCTTCTGTGACATGCTGCATGCATTCCTTCCTGTAACAACGCAGTGTCCCGTCGCCCAAGATCACCCATGTGCTGTTGACGATCCTGTGTTCCTTCCCACACGCCGCGCAGCACTCTGTCGCCAGCGGGCTGGCTGTCGGCTGGTTCGCCGGCCTCTTCTTTTTCCGCATGTGCGATCCTTTGAGCGATGTCGGCCAGCGCGTCCCGCAGATAGCCCAGTGTCAGTGTCCCGTAATGGCCCCGCAGATAGTCAGGCAGCGCCAGATGCGCCCGATCCATGCTGTCAAACCAGCGGCTGGCATGGCGCCGTACAGGCACACCGTAAAGCTCAGCGATGTAGAACAGCCCCCGGCCATCAGCTATCAATCGGCTGATCTCAGCGTCCGCATCTGCCAATGCTTCAGTGCGGGTCATATCCAGCCCAACTGCGGCACAGCTAGCCGGCCGCTGTAATCTTGCGTCCATACAAACCACGCATAAGCCGTTGTGCCGCTGCTGGTGACCTCTTCATCACCGCGCCACAGCGTCAGTCTTTTGCTGAAGACATGGACACGGGCTGGCGGGTTGTCACAGAACAGCCGCTCATGGCGCTTGGCGCCTTCCAGAAAGCTCAGACGCAGCAGCCATGCATGTTTCTTCACACCAAGGTTCAGCGCATGCAGGATGAATTGCTCAGCAAGCCTGTATGGCGGGTTGGTTACAAGGCTGTCGCATTCCCGCTCCATCGACATCAAAAAATCCGTGCCGGATTCGCAATACCCATAATCGTTCAGATCGGATGCCACGACGCCATAGCCGTCAGCTTCTAGCACCTTGCATACAGCGCCGTCCCCGGCTGCCGGTTCCCAGATGACCGGGCTGAATGTCTCGACCCGCAGCAGCGCCTCTGTGGCGGCCGGCGGCGTCGGATAAAAGTCATCCTTATGCCTCATCGACATGCTCCACATAGCCCCGGCCATCACACTCCGGGCATTCACCAAGGCGGCCGATCAGGTAGCCGCTGCCAGATCGATAGTCCGGCACCGCTTCTTCAATCTCGCATGCGCCTTGGCCCATACAGCTTTGACACTCTGGCAGTTCTTCCCACAGACCGGGGTGGCGCATGACGCGGACATAGCGCGGCTGATCGAATGCCAAGCGGTCCCTATCCACCAGCCGCCTCACAGATTTGCCTGATTAGCTTTGACTTTGCTGTGTCGCGCAGCTTGATGAGCGGGCGCAGATATGCCTCGACATGCGCGATCCGCTTTGCCACCACGACATAGACGCCGGCATCCCGCAGCCTTTCATGGATGTCTTTCTGGTTGTCGCTGACCTTGCCGCCTTTCGGGCGCTTCAGCTCGACCATGATCGGGCCTTTCTGTGACAGGTCATGCCAACCATGATCGCAGACAAACAGCTCCAGATCGGGCCAGCCCCACTTGGTGCCCAGCTTTTTCAGCCGCACTTTGTAGGCGATGTGCCGGGTGCCTTCGTTTGGTGAGTGGTGCCACACAGACCCTATCGGCAGGGCTGCTTCCAGCCACTGCACGACATAGTCCTGTAGCTGATCCTCAGTCATTGAGGCCAATTGGATAGAACGAATTCGGCTGCACCGCGCCATCGCTCAAAGCTATGATCCGCTTCATATACCGGACCCCCGGCACTGACTTACGCGGATGTGACATTGGCAGACACCAACGCTGTGCAACAGTGGCGTGGCTGCATCCTATCAGGCGGGCTAGCTGTGCGTAGCTCCAGCCTTTTGATTTTCTAAATTGATCAAGGGTCATACATGGGGTTTTAGATGACTTGACACTGCATGTCTAGTCAGATACACCACATTATATATTAACATTTAATGTCACAGTGGGTACCATTATGCACATGATAGAAAATAATTTGAGACACATGATCACGCAGTACAAGCGTGATAACCCGCTGGAGACGATCAAGTCGATTGCCGCCAAAAAAGGTGTGACGCCGGAAACTGTGTCACGCCACCAGTCTGACAAGATCGACATGAGCATGCAGGATATTCGCGATTATGCGGATATTCTAGGATGCTCGACTTTTGACATCATGTTCCAAAGCCAGCCCATGCCCATCGTCGGGATCGCTTCGGCAGATACAAATGAATCTTGGATCACTTACACACATGCTCTTACGCCGGACACAGCAGAGTGTCTTTATCTACATGGAAGTCACGATGTCAATTTGAGCGCTTGTAGATACGAGATGCCAGACGATTACCAAGGCCCATATAAAATGTTAGATGGGTCCTATGAAATTTGGGACGCCCGTCCGGCGCTGGAGTATCGCGTTGACAAAAACGCATTGATGAACCTTTGCATCTTGCGGACAGTTGGTGAAGAACTGCATCGCGGCATTCTTTATCCGCAACCGCATAACAACAAATATTCACTAGTTAAAAATTGGTCAGCAGAGCCAGAAGTTATGACAGACTTAGAGCTTGAATGGGCGTCACCAATACTAAAATACATCATGCGCCCGGACCTAGAGGGCGCAATGGTAGTCAAGTCTAGTGAGAACGCATATGCACTGGAACGCACGACTTTGATGTATAAGTACATGAACGAGCGTCGTAAGCGAAAAGGCTTATCATTACTTTAAAACACGCATGTCGCGTCAAGGCGCTTGACATATAAAACTACACTAGGATAAAACCGTTCCAGACTTTTGGAGCGGTTTTATGTCTTTTGGTGGTTTCTCAAAGCGTGACTTGGCTGAGCTGTGCCGGCGCCACAATTATTTTCACCACAGCAAGCCCAGCAACCCTGACGGGTTCACCTTCTATGACAAATGCATAGTCCGGGTGAACCTCAAGACAGCGCAGTCGGTGATGGCCGGCAAGCGTGATGGTGATAAAAAAGCAGCGCAGCGGCTGATCGATCTGCATGGCGTATACACCGACGGTAAAGGCAAACAGCAATCGGGTGACAAGCCAGTCATGGCTGGCGGCAGAGCTGTTGAAGATTACTGCACAGACATCCTAGTGAACGATGTCAGCCCCGCTGATGCCTACCGCGATGCGGTGAATTATTTGCATGGCTTTCATGGCGGCAGTTGGCGTTGCGCTGCAACAGACAAGCGCGAAATTGATCACAAGCTGAACCCCCGTTACACCGACAAAGGCACCGTGCCAAAAAAAGACGCTGACCATTGTGAGCTGGAGCTGGTGTGCCGCAATGCGCTCGACGGGCTGCGCGAAGCTATGGCCGGCGCCAACAGGATCACAGGCCAAAAGGAATTGACCGGCAAATTTGATGATGTCGAGCTGCGGTATCTAGGCTACGCAGATTATCAGGAAGGCGGCGTCGAGCTGAAGACAAAGTGGGACCGCCGGGCAGACACTGACAAGCCATCAGCCAACAGCTTGCCCAACGACATCACCTTCGATCACCTGATGCAAGTCGCCGGCTACTGGCACATCACCGAAATCATGCCGACAATCGTTTACGCGAACCGCCTTGGTTACCGCGTCTTCAAACCATCTCTCGAACAGCTACAGGCCGGCGTTGCGGCCATTGTAGAAGCATGCAAGCGCCGTGAACGGTTGCTGGCTGCTGCACCTACCACCGAAGAGCTGCTGCGCCTGTGTGACCCACAATGGGAACACGCCTATTTGTGGAAAGGCATGGCGCCAGAGCTAGTCGATCAAGCACACAAAATCTGGAGAGCCTGATGCTGAAAATTATGACGCGAAAGCGCGCCAATGAAATCGAAACCGAAATTTTGCGGCTTCGCCATCAGCTTGAACAGTTGCAGAAAGACGCGCTGGCGCGCGGGGTTTTGCTCAATGAAATCTACCAAATCGTTAACAAAAAAAAGGAACAGAAATGATGCATGATTTGTTCGCAGTGGAGCCGCCGCACCAAGCGCACAGCCCCACCAGTGCAGCTTCTGCCGCTGAAACCAAGCCCAAGTTTGGGAAGAACATGTTGAAGGTTTTGGCTGCGCTTTCTGAGCGCGATGGCCTGACCGATGAAGAAGGCTGCGAGGCCAGCAACATGACAGGCAACAGCTACCGCCCTGCCCGCGTACAGTGCGAAAATCTAGGGCTGATCGTCAAAACAGACGCAACACGCAAAACAAAAGCCGGCCGCAATGCGGCTATCTACATGCTCACGATGCTAGGGAAAATGGAGTGCAGCAAATGACACCACAAACACAGACATTGAACGAAATCCAACTCAACAGCTTGATAGCCATGCCACCAGAGGGCGGCGTTGTTGTCAGGATCACGCCAACACTAGCTCAATATGCGTTGGATTCGACAAACAAGAAAAACAGGCCGATATCGCAAGGCAAAGTCGTCAGTTACAGCCGCGACATGCAATCGAATAATTGGTCGCTGACTGGCGAAACCATAAAATTTGGCGATGACGGCTTACTGAAAGATGGTCAACACCGCCTTGAGGCTTGTGTCCGCGCCAACACTTCATTTGAAACACACGCAGTCTTCGGCATTGACGCTGAAACATTTCAGCATATCGATATCGGCAAGATGCGTGGCGGCGCCGACACACTGGCTATGTTGAATGTTCCAAATTGTAGGAATGCAGCAGCAGTGATCAAACAAGTAATCGCTTATGAATCTGGTTTGACACAAACCAAAAACTACCACATCAGCAATGACTGGCTGAAGCGCAAATATCTGGATGAGATTGACCACGATCTACTGCAAGAATCTATCAGCGTGGCAAAGAAAGTCTACGATGTCACAAAGTGGCCGACAGGCGTGACTGGTGCATTTTTCTATGTAGGTTCTCAGAAGGGCCAGCACAAACAATTGGTCAGTTTCTTCGAAGACTTCTGCAAAGGTATTGGCCACCGGGCGCGGGCGCCGATCCCATATTTGTTGGAACATATCAACAAACTGCGTACAGACCGGACACAAGTATTACGCGCGCATGACTACGGCGTGATGCTCAGCAGAACATATCGCAACTATAAAGCGGGTAAGTCATCGACCAAAGCGGATGTGCTTGTTCATCTTGATGACAAGATGGTGGCATTCTAATGATGCCGGCAGAGATAGCCAAAGCGCTTGTCGCATTCCAAGCCAGCCTGACCGATCTGGTCAAAGACAAGCAGGGCCAGCGTTCAGAATATTCCAGCGTTGGCGCCATGATGACGCTTGTCAAAAAGGCAGCAACAGATCACGGGCTTGGCATCAGCATGCCAGTCTGCTGGGAAGAAGGCCGGGGCTGGCACTTGCGCGCAGCAATTATGCACAGCTCTGGCGAATCGTGGCAGCCGGCAGAATTCGGTTGGCCGCTGATTGTAGACGATATGACGAACCAGCAGAAGATCGGCAGTGCCGTCAGCTATGGCCGGCGCTACCTGTTGCAGTCAATCCTTGGGCTGGCATCCGGCATTCAAGAAACTGACTTCGATGACGATGATGACGGCGCAATTAATGGCAACCTCAAAGCGCCGCCAAAGGATATCGATTTCGAACAGTGGAAAGACGATGCCCTGATCAGCATTGCAGCCATCGATAGCATCGACGGCTTAGATGCATGGGACAAGCAACATTCGCAAACAATCATCAGCGCCGAAAGCGCCCGGCCTGATGTTTACAATACTGTCGGCGCAGCATTCGTTAAAAAACAGGAGACACTCAATGGCGGGCAAGCCAACATTCAAGAACAATAAGTTTACGTTGGAGTTTGCGCGCGGCGCAGACGGCCAGCCGATGGAACTGAAAGCAAGCTGCTGGATCAATCCAAAAAAAGATGACCGCTATGATGAAAAAAAGAATGCGGCATGCGATCAGATTCGCCAGCTTGTGATCGACAATGATCTGAGCTTCAGATGCACATTCGAACATCGTAAAGGCGAGGACTACAACGATTGGCCGAAGGTCGGTGCGTTCAATCTTTTTGCGAACACAGAATTCAAGCAAGAAGATCAACCGGCAGCCCAACAGCAGCCAGCTCAGCCAGCTCCGGGCGGCTTTGGCAACAGCGGAGGGTTTAACAATGGCTAGACAATGGTCCGATGAACAGCGCGCCCGTCAAAGCCGGGCTATGAAGGCACACTGGGAAAAAAAGAAGCGCTCAGAAGCTCACAGAGCGCCGCCCGTCAAGGCGTCCAGTATGATTGTGAAGCAGCCAGCAACAAGTGAGCCGGTGGGCTTGTATGCGCGATTGAAGGGCATGGTGCAAAATGCACTGGGCATTTCGCCATGAACAGGCCGGGTCCGGCCCTGATCAGTGTCCGCGACATGGCGACGGCACTTTTTGGGCGGTACACCAACGGCACACGCGATGCCGTGTACCGCATGGCGAAGAACAAACAGATCGCCTCTGTGCGTGATGGTCGTAAATGGTGGATACCGGCTAGCGAGATTGACCGTCTGCGGAATATGTCGGCCGATGAAACAGAAACACAGTAGAAGTGAGGGGGCTAACGCCCCCTACTTTTTTATCTAAAGCTTTGCATTGTGCCCCGGACATTTTGGTCTTCTTCAGTTTCGCCTTTGAACTGATGCTGGTAC